ATAGGTATAAAGCTCCCGCTTTCCGCTTTGCGGGTTGGGTAATATTATCCAACCCGCCGATGCCCAGTTTCCGCTTCAATGCCAAACGAGCTTTTCTCACGTATCCAAGAACTGGCGACCTCTCCGCAGAGCGTCTACTCACCTTCCTCAGGGACGACAGAGGTGCTGCCTGGTATTGTGTTGCACTGGAACAGCATGAGGACGGGGGAAACCATCTTCACGCTTACGCTGAATGGACCGGACGCCTCGACGTCAGAGACGAGCGACATTTTGACTTGGATGGATGTCACCCTAACATTCAATCCGTTCGAAACCGTACCAGTGTTCTTAAATACGTCCAAAAGGGCGGCGATTATATCGGGAATTGCGAGGCATCGTCATCTACTACTACCAGATATGGCGAGCTTATTGAGCGTGCCACGGGGGCTGCAGATTTTCTGGGACTCGTTGTTCAACACCATCCTAGAGACGCTGTACTTCATCTCGAGCGAGTGCAACAATTCGCTGACTGGAAATGGGCAACAGACCGCGTTGAGTACGTTCCATCGTACACGACGTTCACTGAACCTGATGGACTTGCGTCCTGGAAGCATCTGAACATGGGAGAAGTAAGTAAGTATTTTTTTTTGTATGTCCCCCCCCTACCCCCCCGAGGGGGGACGCAAGCTCCGGGGTCCTCCCCTCCCTTCGGGGGGTCCCCTCACCTCCGCGTGCATTTAAAATAATCTGATAAATAGGTGGTCGACCCCGGTCTTTGGTGGTTATATCCCCCTCAAGATATGGAAAAACAGAATGGGCAAGATCTTTGGGACGCCATATGTACTTCTGCGGACAGTTCAACCTTGACGACTGGGACGGAGATGCAAGATACATCGTTATCGACGACTTCGACGTCAAGTACTTTCCCCAATGGAAGTCCTTTCTGGGATGCCAGCGATCCTTTGTTCTTACCGACAAGTACCGAAAGAAGCGAACAGTCGAGTGGGGACGACCCTGCATCTGGCTATGCAATCCTGAGTACGATCCTAGAGGAGAGTTACTTCGAAGCAGACAGTGGTTAGAAGTTAACTGTGATTTTGTCCAACTGACAGAGCCTTTATTCAATTAAAGATCCTTGAAATATGTGATGATATCAAACGTTCCCACTATGTCTTGAGCAACAAGGATGTTGTTCGCATTGGTGTTGCTAAACACTTGCATCACCCAATAATAATTCCATCCCATAAACGTGCGTAGTTGATCAGCTTCTCCCTCGTCGAAATCAGACTGATTAGACCATTTCTTGTTTATGTTGCAGTATATATCGATATCCTTGAACGGTGCGGTACGATCAGGAGACATCCAGTACTCCCTCGCTTTGATAACGTCCACATAATCATTATCAATAATGTCAATGCCAGATGCATTTCCAACATATCGAGCAGACGGCTGTCCAGCTGCTTCAGCAGGTGATGTTTCGAACATAGCGATATTCTGTTCTCCAGCAGTAGAATCCTGAGTTGGGTTAGTAGTAGCAGTAGTAGTGTTCCCATAGGTAGTAAATCCGGCAGGAAGATCGGCGAATTGACGAGTTCTTAAGAGCATAATCCGAACTTTAAGAGTGTTGGTTGTTTGATCCAAAGCAATACGTCCACGTAGCCAAAATCCTTTGATAAATATTTGAGTGCCATCACGCTGATTCTTATCACTCCCTGTGGTGAGAGTAGATAGAGGGTGAGCAATATACGCCACTCGAGTAGTTCCATCACCGCATGTGAACGTCGCCTGACTGACTGAATCCAAGAGCCTTCTTGGCTCCTTTAACGATAGAACGACCTTCTTTACTCGTTGGTACAACCTGCGAGGTACTCTGCGAGATCGAGTCCTGCGACGGCGGTACATAGTCTTTCGCCTTATATAACGAGGGAAACGGGGCTTTCTTGAAGAGGGAGGTTTTCTCGATCCCCGTTGACGGCTTCTTAATAGCCTTTGATTTAGAAGCGATGGTGAGCGGACGGCGGTAGCCGGTAGTCCTGTATTTGCGTCGAGACGAAAACGTTTTCGTGCTGGTGATTCAGAAAGAAGGCTGAATCCCCTTGTTCTCCTTTTTTGGACGTTGAGCTGATTGCCAAATGCGGTATTAATCGGGATGATTGGTCCGTACGTACCCAGTCCGTAGCGAATAGCAGGTGCAGCAAGCCTTCCAGCAATTAATGCAGATTCCATCCAAAAACATTTGGATTGCGCAGCACATTTTTATAGGTATAAAGCTCCCGCTTTCCGCTTTGCGGGTTGGGTAATATTATCCAACCCGCCGATGCCCAGTTTCCGCTTCAATGCCAAACGAGCTTTTCTCACGTATCCAAGAACTGGCGACCTCTCCGCAGAGCGCCTACTCGCCTTCCTCAGGGACGACAGAGGTGCTGCCTGGTATTGTGTTGCACTGGAACAGCATGAGGACGGGGGAAACCATCTTCACGCTTACGCTGAATGGACCGGACGACTCGACGTCAGAGACGAGCGACATTTTGACCTGGATGGATGTCACCCTAACATTCAGTCCGTTCGAAACCGTACCAGTGTTCTTAAATACGTCCAGAAGGGCGGAGATTATATCGGGAATTGCGAGACATCGTCATCTACTACTACCAGATATGGCGAGCTTATTGAGCGTGCCACAGGGGCTGCAGATTTTCTGGGACTCGTTGTTCAACACCATCCTAGAGACGCTGTACTTCATCTCGAGCGAGTGCAACAATTCGCTGACTGGAAGTGGGCAGCGGACCGCGTTGAGTACGTTCCATCGTACACGACGTTCGCTGAACCTGATGGACTTGCGACCTGGAAGCATCTGAACATGGGAGAAGTAAGTAAGTATTTTTTTTTGTATGTCCCCCCCCTACCCCCCAAGGGGGGACGCAAGCTCCGGGGTCCTCCCCTCCCTTCGGGGGGTCCCCTCACCTCCGCGTGCATTTAAAATAATCTGATAAATAGGTGGTCGACCCCGGTCTTTGGTGGTTATATCCCCCTCTCGATATGGAAAAACAGAATGGGCAAGATCTTTGGGACGCCATATGTACTTCTGCGGACAGTTCAACCTTGACGACTGGGACGGAGATGCAGGATACATCGTTATCGACGACTTCGACGTCAAATACTTTCCCCAGTGGAAGTCCTTTCTGGGATGCCAGCGATCCTTTGTTCTTACCGACAAGTATCGAAAGAAGCGAACTGTGGAATGGGGAAGACCCTGCATCTGGCTATGTAACCCTGAGTACGATCCTAGAGGAGAGCTACTTCGAAGCAGACAGTGGTTAGATGTTAACTGTGACTTTGTGCACCTCAACAGTCCTTTATTCAATTAAAGTTCCTTGAAGTATGTTATGATATCAAATGTCCCGACTATGTCTTGAGCAGCCAAAATGTTATTCGCATTAGTGTTGCTAAACACCTGCATAACCCAATAGTAATTCCATCCTTTGAATGTACGAATCTGATCCGTTTCTCCTTCGTCAAAATCACTCTGTTTCTTCCAACGACGGTTAATAGGAACATATACGTCTACATCCTTGAACGGTAACGTTTTGTCGGGAGACATCCAATACTCACGCGCAGCAATAACAGTAACGTAATCGTTATCAACAATGTCGATACCAGACGCATTACCAACATAACGAGCAGAAGGTTGACCAGTAATCTCAGCAGGAGTGGACTCGAATATCGCAATATTCGCTTCTCCATCTTCGGCTACCTGGGTCGGGTTAGTAAGAGCAGTAGTAGTGTTACCGTAAGTAGTAAAGCCAGCCGGTAGGTCAGCGAACTGGCGGGTCTTGAGCAACATAATTCGAACTTTGAGGGTATTTGTAGTCTGGTCGAGAGCAATACGACCACGCATCCATAGGCCTTTGAGCCATATTTCATTGCCGGCCATTTGATTACCATCACTTCCAGTCGTAAGTGTGGACAAGGGGTCAGCAATATAGAGAACACGAGTTGTACCATCACCGCATGTGAATGTCGCCTGAGAGACGCTGTCCAAGATGCGCTGTCCCTCCTTCATTGACAGAATGACTGATTTGACTCGGCTTTTGAAGCCCTTGCTTCGTCGCATACGTCTTGCCATCTTGAATCGTTTTTGTCGTTGTCTTCTTGAGCCACGAGCTGGGCGCCGACTTGAAAAGACTTGTCTTACCGATTGGGGAACTAACTGGTCGCCTGAAAACAGGTCTGCTGCGCCTTCGATTAATCCTGCTACCTCTGGTTGGCCGGCTGCTATAAGGCCGTCCTCGATTTCGTCCAATCGACGCCGTTTTGATGCAGAAGATTCGCTAGGAAAGGAAATGCCGCGGCGTCCTTTCCCAAAATATCCAAGAGTTGTCATTGTTGGGGTGCCCCAAATGTTGGGCTCTTTTATACTATAAAGGTCCCGCTTTCCGCTTTGCGGGTTGGGTAATATTATCCAACCCGCCGATGCCCAGTTTCCGCTTCAATGCCAAACGAGCTTTTCTCACGTATCCAAGAACTGGCGACCTCTCCGCGGAGCGCTTACTCACCTTCCTCAGGGACGACAGAGGTGCTGCCTGGTATTGTGTTGCACTGGAACAGCATGAGGACGGGGGAAACCATCTTCACGCTTACGCTGAATGGACCGGACGACTCGACGTCAGAGACGA